CTAAAATACTAAAAAGAGCATGAGCCTTTTAATGACCTGCTCAGGTCAAGCCTTCATAGAGTTACTAAGCCCCACACCTCCCGCGGGCTTTCATTCACTCGTGGATTTATAAAGGGTTTTAAATGCCTTGATGATGCTGGGATTGTCTTTTATTAGCATTGCAAAACCGTTGCCCAGACAAACAACCTGTTTCTCAGTCAGGTCTAAGTCGTATAATTCATCGATACCGTGTATGGCTTCGTGTATCAGGGTGGTAACTTTCTGTGATTTGCTATACTTAGAGTTGATGATAATTCGCGGATCATCGTAATGTATCCGTCCATAACAAATATCCCCTCCTGATATCAGATCCCCGTCCGGCTCCTTTTCTTCAACTTCGTAGTCCTTCCAGCCTATTTTTAGTCTGTTAAGCATCCAAGCCCTCCCTTATTTTTTATTAGCGAAATAATCGCCGTACTGCCCGTACCAATCGTCAAGCATTGGATTGTCATCTTTGCCAGTGAGCCATCTGTTAATCTCGGCGCCTACCTGGTCAAAGTCTTTTGTAATGTAGGGCACCATGATGCAAGCCCCGTTCGGGTGGTCTAGTGGGACATCGTTGTTGGGAAATATCTGTCCCTCTCTATCTGCGCATATCTCGCATACATTATGCCCCCCGGATGTTAGCCACTGGGTACCCTCTACAAACGGGTTCATACCGCTGCTTTTGATCGATGCAGTCTGGTATGAGTGGTTAATCGCTGTCCTTGCAAACCTTTTGGCGTTATAATCAACCCTTGCATTTTTCAGTCTAGGGTATAAATCCCCCCAATCAGTGGGACGTCTAGCCGGCGCATTAACAAACCGCTCTAGGTCTTTTGCTAGGTCTACCGCTGATTTGCCCTCTAGTATCCCTTTGTTTATAATCTCTTGTATCTGTCCGTCAAAGTACCTGTCAAAGTTCCATATCCGGGCACTAAGGCTCTTGCCGTCCATATACAACTTGCCGCTTATGATGTCATCCACGATATCTTTATTTATGCGGGAAAAGATTGTTGTAAAATGCTCCCCCGGGTCAAGTCCACCGACTACAAACATGCGCCTAAGTAGCTTTTCATTCATGCCAGTGCCAAGCTCAGAGGCCTTTTTAATCGAGCTGGTGGTCTGTAGCTCAATTTGTCTTCTCAGTACGGTGCGAGCCTTCTTAAGCTCTTTCTGAAAGTCCGTCAACTGCCTATGCGTTAAAGTCTTCGCCCTGGTCTTGGTTATTTCTCTTGCCAGGTCTTCCAAGGCTTTTTCGTAGAGCTTCAAGATCTGTCTTTCTTGTTGCAATGTTAAAAGAGACACCCTTTTTCGGACGTCTCTTGCCATCTTTACGTACATTGTCACTTTCAATCATCCCCTAAGTCAGAGATCATCGCCTGCGTGAAAGAATCTTGTAACAGCTGCTTTTCAAGCTGTATTTGCTCTAGCTCTTTGTCAATATGTTCGTAGTCGCCCCACTTTTTCATGTAGCTGTAGCGACTTCTGACCTCTGTCGTGACTTCTTGCATATCTATTTCTTTTTGTGCATCTTCATCTTCTTGGATAGGGTAGTAGTGTTCGATATTTAAAGTAGTCTCAAACCTTACCGTCTGAGCCTGTCCGTATAGATTGTAGATTTCAACCATCTTGAATATAAACTCGACCATCTGTTCCAGTGCAGGCCCCCATTCGGTCCAATCCTCTTCACAAGCCGATATAAGTCCCCAGTATATAGCCTTCATACTTTTACCCGACTGCACGACACCTTTCATTTGCTCCAAATTGACGTTTGGCACCTCGATTAGATCATATAAATCAGCTTTGATTCTCTCTACCGTATCCTCAAACTTTGCCTGGTAACTAAATTTGCTTTCTAGCCTCTCGACCTTAGCCTGTCTCTCGCTGGCTGTAGGGTCTGTTTGTAGGTCGATGACCGCTCCTGGTGATATCTTAACTCTTTCCATCGTTTCTTCGCTTGCGTCAGTAAAGACGTCTTGGCCAAACATTTGAAACTTTAACGCATCTATGTCGTCGCTTGTCAGTTTGTTATATGAATCTTGGTTTTCCCAAAGCTGGTGAACATCACTTGACCCTTCAACCTCTCCCGTAAGTCCACCGTTTTGAATTATAACCACAGGGATAAAGTCTAATCTGGTGTTGTAGTCTGTTTCGATTGACTCTATAAGGTCTGCTCTGCCGTTGTAGATACCTTCGTTTAATATGCAAGTTCCGCCAACCATTTCCCATGATTGCTTCTTTATCCTTTGCTTGGTCGGGTCTGATTCGTTGTTTAAAGCATAGACAAACAAGATCTTTTCAATCGTGTCGATGTCATCCTCGTTGTACTGCACGAAAAACTCATAGGCGGGGGAGAAGATGATCCTTAAGCCCTCGTTTTCTTTCGCCCATAGTTTAATGGCGATCTTGCCGCCAATCGAACAGTCTTTACGGGCTTTTAAAAGCTTTGAGTGGAACTTGTTAGCCTTTAGTATATCGGCTAGTAAGTCTTCTTTTACTTGCGCCGCATCCTTATTAGCAGTTGAACCTTCTGCATCCTCCGATACTGGTCTGATATCAAAGTAGGGTTCGCGGCCAAACATAAACCTCGCCCTGGTGTTGATTAACTTTTTAGTCAGATTTGTAATCTTTTTAGTAGGGACGTAATCAAGCTCTCCGGCAGTCTCCCACTTTTGGTCTCCGTCATAAATCGAGTACCACCGTATAATCCTTTGTACTTTTTCTAAATAATCGCCGTAAACTCCTTCTATCTCGGACTTTAGTAGCTGATTGTAATTTATCATCATCTTGCCCCTTTCCCGGAGTGGTTCCTTGTTCTTGTGCTGATCTTGTTGTTTATGATTTCCGCAACACCTGTGGTAGCATCACAATTAGAAACTAAAAGACCATCTGCGTAGTACACATGGTCTTTTTCGATGGTTAAATTATAAACTTTTTGTTTTTCTATTTTCGTGGTTAAGAACGTTTGCGCACGTTTTTGAACATGTCTCTCTCCCAGGGGAAGATGGTTTACGTTTTGTTGCTGTAAATTCTTTTCCGCAAATGGTGCAATTCTTTGTATACTCAAATCTCTTGTGTTTACCTCTCCATGTTTCACCGCATTTGTCTGAGCAGAATTGTGTAAAATTTCTTTTCGTTTCAAACTCTCTTCCGCACTCTTTGCATGTGGTTTTGATGGGCTTGATGTTATCGGCGACTCTTTTCGCGTGTTCTGAGTGCCATTTCCTACCTTCTTCGCTTCTGTGCCACTCTTTTGCGGCTTTTCTTCCTGCTTCTTGAAATTTTTTAAATTTTGGATCCTCTTTATCGAAGTGCTTTTGTGCATGTTCCCTGCTTGATACACACTCCAGGTTGCGAATGTTGTTGTTAAAAGTGTTGCCGTCTTTATGGTGAATATGACAGCCTTTAGGAACTTCTTTTCCGTGATAGTCTTCCCAAATCGCCACATGAAGTCCCTTAGCACCTTTTCTTCCTTGATTGGTGTTTGACTGGCTAAGATAATACTTTCCCGCCCCCATAAGTTTGTATTCTTCTCCGTTGAATATAATAGTCTTTTGTATTTCCATTTTATCAGACCTCCCAATGATATTATATCATTTTCGGTTGTGCCTGTAAATGCGTCTAGTGGAATAAACCCAGCCCGCTTGCTGAAAACCTTATGATCAGGTGTTCCTGTCAGATTGGATTTATGTATAACTTCTTTTTCTCCTGTGCAACCACTCCAAAGGACTTTCCTGAGTCCGTATGGGGTGAATACATAATCACCTTTTTTTACATTTTGAATTGGTTTAAGGCCGGTCAAGGTAGATACCATGGTGTTTGCAACTAAACAAGCATCATCATGTGCGTTTTTACCCTCCCGCTGGTACGTGTTCATAGACTCGTAGTAGTCGGGCCATTTGTCTTTCCAGTTGACGGGGAAGTATATATGGTCCATAACCCAGGTCGCATTAGATAGAATTCTAGCTTTTTTATTTTGGCTCTGATGAAACCATTTAATCTTGGTTCTGTTTGATTTATGGTCTTCTTTAAGGTGCCTGTCTACTTGTCTCGAAAACCCGCGCCCCCCGTTATTGGACTCGATATAAGCAAGCCCTACGTCATTTTCGTGCAGCCTTTTAGCCGTCTCCGGCTCTGTGATCTCCATCGGCTCTTTCGTGTAGTAGACATCCAAAACATAGGCTTCTTTGTTGAAAACTCCAAATGTGATATCGCACAGGTAATCATCGCCCTGGTCTGCGGTGTCACAATAGCTGTAAATGCCTGTAAAAAGCGAATTGCCGTTCTCGTCTACAGGTAGGGAAGTGTACGTCTTAAATGAGCTATACAGCTTGCCTTTAATATCAATTGGCTCCTGTTGATAGTTGGCAGATGCTATATCTGCACCCATTGCGCGTTTCTTTGACTTGTAGCTTCTGTATGACAGTATCTCAGGGCAAAGCATCTTACCACCGCCAAGGTGGGCCTTCATGACAACATGCCTGATTTTCTTGCCTTCTTCTCTAAAGTGCTTTAAAGCTCTGCCTGCTAAATCGTTATTAGCCCAACGCGTCATGATTATGATTATCTTCCCGTTTTCTTCAAGCCTTGAAAGCATGGTGTTTACAAACCAATCCCAATGCTTGTCTAAAACCTGTGAGTTGTGCGCCTCAAGAGCCGATTTGATAAGGTCATCTATAATCATCAAGGTGCAGCCGAAGCCTGTTGATGTACCGGTGGGGGAGGTGGCCAAGTAGTTATTGTACCCTCCCTCTAAGCTCCACAAGTTCATGGCTCCATCACCGCGTTTGATTTTTACATTAGGAAATATATCAGAGTAGACTATCTTGTCTTTATCTGCTTTAACTTCCAGGATTGGATCTCTCACGTTTTTAGAAAATGTCGTTGACAGAGTCTCGTTATATGAACCAGTCATAACCTTCTCATTTTGATTCTCGCCGAAGACCCAATCGGTAAAGAGCGAGACTGTCCTTGACTTGCCATGTCGAGGAGGGAGATTCATCACGAGTATTTCTTCTTCCGGATCCTCGTAAAAGGATTGTAGGTCGTCGCAGATCTCTTTCAGGTACGCCCTGTCTCTCTTGTAGAAATCCTTGGCCATCAAATGACAAAAATAAAAGAACTCACGTCTTGCGAGTTCCAGTTTGGCCTGTTTGCTAATCTCTTTTTTATCAATCATCATCTATCAGCTTCTTTAGTTCCTCTGTGGTTAACCCCTTGAAAGGACTGTTGAC